TTTACCTAGAGGCCACCTTGAAGTATCAAGACCCTATATTACAAACGCGAGTAATATAGCCACCTTGAAAGACTAGCAAGCCCCAACAGGAGTGTGATCTATATGTCTAATGTAAACGAACAAATTGAAGAACCAGTTGCGAATCCGTATAACTCTAAGAAGGCTTGGCACACGCCAGATGCCCCAAGCAGAGGTAAAGCAGATACGCTTTTCTTTGAAGAACCCTCACAGGCTACCCCTAAAGCGGCCCCTGAACAAGAAGAGGCAGAACCTAAAGGAAGAACTAATTATAAAAAACGATACGATGATCTAAAGAAACATTACGATCAGAAGATAGCAACTCATAAGCAAAGAGAACTAGAACTTACAGCGATGGCAAAAGAAACGCAACCTGCGTATGCCCCGCCTAAGTCAACTGAAGATCTCGCAAACTTTAGAGAGCAGTACCCTGATCTATATGAAACCGTAGAAACTGTTGCACACTTACAAAGTGAACAACAAATGCAAGCTTTAAAAACTAAAATGTCTGTTCTTGAAGAACGAGAATTAAACATACAGCGAAAAGAAGCTGAATCTACACTACGCTCACGGCATCCTGATTTTGAGGATATACGAGGCGATGATAAGTTCCACGAATGGGCTAAAGAACAACCTGAAGTAATTCAAGGTTGGATCTATGAAAACCCAGACAATGTTAATTTAGCAGTCAAAGCTATTGATCTTTATAAAATGGAGAACGGCATCAAGACAAGTAAGAAGCAAAAACCGTCTAAGTCACAATCTTCCAACTCTTCAGCAGCAGATATGGTATCTACAAGAACTACTCGCGTAGATTCTAAGCAGCCAAAGATTTGGACACAACGGGAAATTGCAGCTTTGTCTATACAACAATATGATAAGTTTGAACAAGAAATTGATTTAGCTATCATGGAAGGCAGAGTGCAGTAACTACTTATTGTCTTTTTTTAGGAGTAACACAACATGGCTTTTAACCAATCGGACGCTCTATTTGAGCAAGGCACAGACACTAACGGTAACTTCGGTAACTCAGTATCTGGTCAAACTAACAGTTTCTTTCTTCCTTCGATTTACTCGAAGAAAGTTCTTAACTTCTTTCGCAAAGCTTCTGTAGCTGAAGCAATTACCAACACTGATTACAGTGGTGAGATTTCGTCTTTTGGTGATTCTGTAAAGGTTATCAAAGAACCAGTAATTACTGTTTATCAGTATGAGCGTGGTGCAGACGTAACTCAAACTAAGCTAACTGACCAAGAAATTACTTTGGTTGTTGACGTAGCCAACGCATTTAAATTCATCGTTGATGATATTGAAACTGCAATGTCTCACGTTAACTTTAAAGAAGTTGCTGCTTCTTCTGCTGCTTACGCATTGAAAGATGCTTTTGACGCAGGTGTAATTGCAAAGATGGTCGCAGGCGTTTCAGCTTCTAGCCCTAACCACATCCTTGGTAGCGACAATGCTACTGATCTAGCCGCCGGAACTTTTGACGGTACTGGTAACTTGGATATTGGTTTTGGAACTAATGAGCATGATCCTCTTGATCTTATGGCGTACATGGCCCGTCTTCTTGACGAGCAAAGCATTCCAGAAGAAGGTCGTTGGTTCTTGGCTCCACCTAGCTTTTACGAGCAGTTGTCTCAGTCTAGCTCTAAGCTAATGTCTGTAGACTTCAACGCAGGCCAAGGCTCTATCCGTAACGGTCTAGTATCATCTGGCAAGCTACGCGGCTTTGACATGTACAAGTCTAACAACATTGCTACTCCAAGCAATGCTGCGGGTCAAGTACTGTCTGGTCACATTAGCTCCACTGCAACTGCACAGACTATCACAAGCACTGAGGTCATTCGTGATCCAGATAGCTTCGGTGACATCTGTCGTGGTCTGCACGTATATGGTGCTAAAGTATTACGTCCTGAAGCAATGGTTTCAGCGTTCTACGGTATCGACTAAGTAAGTAACTAGAGATGGGGGTGTAAAAGCCCCCTGATCTTTATAAGAGGTATTTATGCCACTAGTAGGAAGCGACAACAAGCCTGTAATGATTAAAGGAAATAGCAAGAAAAGAATCCTTGGAGACACAGGTAACTGGTACAAGCCAGAGAATAAAAAGAAATACGAAGATAACTGGGACGCTATTTTCGGAAAGAAAGAAACTGAAACTAAATCAAAGGCGCAATAATTTATGGCAACAACCTACCTTGAATTAACTAATGAGCTTCTACGAGAACTCAATGAAGTTGCCCTTACATCAACAACTTTCGCATCCGCGTTAGGTGTTCAACAACATGTCAAAGACTCAGTAAACCGCGCTTACTTTGATATTATAACTGAAGAACCACAATGGCCTTTTCTAGCTTCGGCAGAAAGTGGTGAGACAGATCCTATGTACGGCAACGTATATGTTGAGACTGTTGCAGGCACAAGATTTTATGAACTAAAACCCGCTAGTTCAAACATTACAACGGATTTTAGTTCAATAGACTGGGACAACTTCTACATGACCACCGTAGGTGTCTCAGGTGAAGTAGCTCCTTATGTAGCTAGAAACTTACGCTTTATGACTATAGAAGCTTGGAAAGACTTTCGCAGAATTTCGGAGAACTTAGATGATGCAGACTCTCAACAATTTGGTGTACCTAACGCTGTTATACGTAGCCCTGACTCTCGCAAATTTGGACTCAGTCCCATTCCTGACAAGGTCTACCGCGTCTGGTTCTACGCTTGGGATCTTCCTTCAAGACTCTCTGGACACGGAGACACTATAGTTTTTCCAGATTTGTATACGGGCGTTCTACAAGCTAGAGCTAGGTACTACATCTGGCAGTTTAAAGATAACCCGCAAGCAGCAGCTTTTGCACTAGAAGATTATAGAAAAGGTTTACGTAGCATGCGCTCTAATCTTATTGAGCCAGTACCTGCGGATATTAAAGATGACCGGATGAGGTTCGTTTAATGGCTGCTTCACAACCCTTTGGTATTTCATGCAGAGGTGGTTTAAATACTAACCTTAATCAACTTGAAATGCTCGCACAGCCCGGAGTTGCTACAGAGTTATTAAACTTTGAAGTTAATCCAGATGGCGGGTACAGACGTATAAACGGTTACTCAGCTTTTGGTGATACTCGACCTAACGGTGGTAATCGTATTCTTGGTGTGCAAGTATATGCAGACGGAGTAATTATTTGTAGTGGCGTTGGAATTTTCTTTAGTCAAGATGGCGAAACTACTTGGTTACAGATTAACAAAGCAAGCGTTGCAAGTGGGGGAGATGACTTCTCAACTTTTTCAGGCCGCAGTGCAGACGATAGAACTGCACAAGCTCAAACATCTTTTGCAGTATTTGAAGGAAACACCGATTACGGCTCAGTTGTTATTACTGACGGAGTTAATAAGCCTTTTCTTTTTAAAATGACAGGAACAGGAACTTTAGCTAACCGTACATTTTTTGCAGAAGAAGTAACTGTTAGCGGAACAACAGCACCGACCACATGCGCTATACACAATAATCACTTAGTTGTAGCAGGCGCACCAACCGCAAAGAACACAATCTTTTATAGCTCAACACTTGATCCATCTAGTTTTTCTGGTTCAGGTGCAGGCAGCATCTTATTGCCAGACCAAGTAGTAGGCATCAAAAGCTTTCGTGATGACTTAATTATCTTTTGTCGCAATAGCATACACAAGCTTATCAACATTACTAGTTCTTCTAACATTGCAATTGTTCCAGTTACTAAAAACGTAGGTTGCTTGAGTTCACATAGCATCCAAGAGATTGGCGGTGACTTGGTGTTTCTTTCACCGGATGGCATACGTTCAGTAGCAGGTACAGCACGTATTGGTGACGTTGAATTAGGATCAGTAAGTCGGCAGATACAGTCTGTAATATCTACACTTGCAAAGTCTGTAAATACTTTTACGCTTGCTAGTACAGTACTCCGAAGCAAATCACAATACAGATTATTTTTTAGTCAGGTTGGTGGTGCTTCGTCTATTGCGCTTGGAATTATAGGAACATTAACACCTAACGGTTTTGAATGGTCTGAAACAAAAGGAATACAAGCAACAGGTCTAACATCGGGCTTTAACAAAGATGGCGTGGAAAAAACATTTCACGGAGATAGCAAAGGCTATGTTTATAACCATGACTCAGGCAATGCATTTTCTGATGATGGAACAGCTTTTAATATTTCAGCAAAATATAGCACACCCAATTATGATTTTGGAGACATCGGAACTCGAAAGACTTTGTACTACGTTAAAATATCTGTGTCTCCTGAAGGCGAGATACTCCCGTTTCTAAGACTTCGATATGACTACGAAGACTTAGACATTCCTCAACCTGCACCATATCCCGTAGTAGGAATTCCAATTCCTTCTTCTTTTGGAAACGTAGCGTTTGCAGCAGCAACATTTGGCGGCAGTAAAGATCCAATGTTTAGACAAGCAGTAGAAGGAAGTGGACACGTAACAAACTTTAGAATTACCAGTGATGACCAAAACGCACCCTATGCAATTAACGGCTTGTACGTTGATTACGTCCCATCAGGCAGGAGATAACCAGACATGGCAGGATCAAGTTATACTAGACAAAGCACACTTACAGATGGCGATACAATCACCGCTGCACTTTTTAATGACGAATACAATAAACTTGTATCTGCGTTTGCATACACTTCTACTGGAACTACCGGACACCAACATGACGGTGGAGCAGGAGAAGGTGGTAACATTGAAATTATTGGCGATCAAGATTTCTTAAACAAGCTTGTAGTCGATACCACTAACAACCGTTGGGGATTTTTTGTACAGGTAAGCAGTGCAGCAGTAGAACAGATTCGCATCCAAGACGGTGCAATTGTTCCTGTAACTGATTCAGACATTGACTTAGGTACTAGCTCTTTAGAGTTTAAGGACGGCTTCTTTGATGGAACTATCCATGTAGATACACTAGACGTAGATGCTAACGCAACCATTGCAGGCACTCTAGGCGTAACAGGCAACACAACTATCGGTGGAACTCTTGTAGTCACTGGTACTACAACACTTAATGGCGGTACGCTTACTCTAGGTGACGCAGCAAGTGATAATGTTGTATTCGGTGCAGATGTAAATAGTAATATTATCCCTAACACTGACAGTGCATTTGATCTTGGAAGCTCTGGACAAGAGTGGCGTGATCTTTACTTAGATGGTACAGCACACATAGATACACTAGATGTAGATGTGAACGCAACCATTGCAGGTACACTTGGTGTTACGGGTGTGTTGACTGCAACTAGTCTTGATGTTTCTGGAGATATAGACGTAGACGGCACAACAAACCTTGATGTTGTTGATATTGATGGCGCTGTTGACATGGCTACAACGCTTGCAGTTGCAGGCAACGTAGATTTTAATGGCGATTTAGATGTAGACGGCACTACTAACTTAGATGTTGTTGACATTGATGGTGCTGTAAACATGGCGACCACTGCACTCGTTACAGGCGTATTAACCACAACCGCTGCTACTGTGTTTAATGGTGGCTTTGCTTCTAATGCTGATTCTACTCTTGGCACTGATAAAAAAGTCCAGTTCAGAGACTCAGCAATCTACATTAACTCTAGTGCTGATGGACAACTAGACATAGTAGCTGACACAGAAATTCAAATAGCTGCAACTACGATTGATATTAACGGAGCTATCAATGCAAGCGGTGAGATAATCGCTGCATCTCTAGACATCTCAGGTAACGTAGATATTGACGGAACTACTAACCTTGACGTTGTGGATATTGACGGTGCGGTTGATATGGCTTCTACGCTGACTGTTGCAGGTGTTCTAACAGGAGCTTCCTTAGACATCTCTGGCGATATAGATATTGACGGAACTACCAACCTTGACGTTGTGGATATTGATGGCGCAGTTGACATGGCTTCTACACTGACTGTTGCAGGAGTCCTAACAGGTGCTTCCTTAGACATTTCAGGCGATATAGATATTGACGGCACTGCTAACCTAGACGTTTTAGATGTTGACGGTGCAGCAAACTTTGCAGCCGATGTAACCTTTGCAGATGGTGCAGACATTATCACGGCATCAGCAGGCACAAGTAACTTCCGCGCAGGTGTCAACGCAGGTAACTCCATCGCAAGCGGGGGTAACTACAATACTGTCGTGGGCGATGAGGCAGGCACTGCGATTACTACGGGTGATAACAATACAGCGGTAGGCTATGCTTCTTTAGACGCTAACACTACAGGTGTTGCCAACACAGCAGTTGGAGGGAACGCTTTAAGTGCAAATGTCTCTGGTGGTTCTAATACAGCGGTTGGTTTTAATTCACTGCCTGTCAATACAGCCGCAAATAATACCGCAGTTGGTCGTTCATCTTTACTTGTCAATGTTGGAGGAGCTAACAATACGGCTATAGGCGCAGATTGTTTAGACGCAAACACGACAGGCTCTGAAAACGTAGCAGTTGGTTATGCTGCTTTAGGCGCTAATACCACGGCAGAAAGCAATGTAGCAGTCGGCAGAGAAGCTTTAAGAACAAACACGACAGGCAGTAGTAATACAGCAGTGGGCAGAAATGCTTTATACGCCAACACCACCGCTGCTAACAACACGGCAGTGGGTTATGTTGCTTTAACCGCAAACACCACAGGCACACAGAATACCATCGTGGGTGCTTTAGCAGGTGATGCGATGACTACAGCAAACAGCAACGTAGCTGTTGGTTATAACAGTTTAAGCACCAACACTGTAGCACACAGAAATACCGCGATAGGTGAAAATGCTTTAGCGGCACACAACGTAAGCAGTGCGGCAAATACGTACAATACAGCAGTGGGCTATAGCGCAGGTGTAGACATCACCACAGGAGTTCGTCAAACTTTAATTGGTGGCCTAGCGGGTGATGCTCTGACTACTGGAGATAATAATACGGCAGTCGGCTACAACTC